GTCAGAGTCGATGCTTGAGTGGCCGAGTGAGGCCGCCCATGCTGGGTACACACGGGAGGATGGCGGCGCGCTGGAAGCAGTGCGCGACCACCTCTTGAACGTGCGTGGCTTCAACCGACGTTTGGTCGCTGAATACACGGGCATTCGGAGGCGCAGCCTGGAGCCGCGCTATGTCCGATTGTGCACGTACCACTCTGAGTTCATTGAGGATGAGACACGATGCCCCCTGGGACTGTCAGTCGATACGATCGATGACCTTCGTGCTGCTCAACGTGAACTCGTTTCTGATGCGCTCAAGGAACACAGCCTGGCTAAGCCGGTCTGTCTCGCTGAGCCGCTGAAGATTCGGACCGTGACGTGCGGACCACCGTTGCGATACACCGCGCTGAAGACGGGTCAGCGGGTTATATGGTCGCAATTGAGTCAGGACTCGCGATTTGCCATCGCGAGTCCCTTAAGCGGAAAGCGGGTGTTGGACCTGCTGGGTCAGCTTAAGCCGGGCAACAAGTGGTTGTCCGGGGACTACAAGGCCGCGACCGATAATCTGGCCATCGAGCTGTCGTACTGGATCTCAGAGGAGATTGCGGAACAGACAGAGATGCCGCCGGAGTACCGGTCCCTGATGATCGATGGCCTCGTCGGCCACTTTTATCAGCGAGGAGATGGTGAGCAACCGCAGGCACGTGGCCAGCTGATGGGCTCACCGGTGTCCTTCCCGGTCCTCTGCATCGCCAACGCGGCGATCGTGTGGGCAGCTATTGCCCCCGATGCTCCTTGGAGGAGCGTGCAGGCGATCTGGAATGGCGACGACTGTCTCTTCCAGACCAACGAGGTTGGCTGGGATCGATGGACAGGTATCGCATCTGATGCCGGTATGAAGCCTTCTGTCGGTAAGGTCTACTTTCATGAGCGCTACGCAGTGATTAACAGCATGCTGTTGGACACTGAAGTGGCGCCCCTGAAGCAGGACCTCGACATCGGCGAGGTGCATGACATGGAGTTTCGGTTGATCCCCTTTGTGAACTTGGGTTTGCTGCTCGGCTTGCAGCGGTCCGGTTCCAAGGCAGCGGGTGCCGTTCCGAATACGCGCGCGAGAGAGCGCGCGGATAAGGATGGGGATAGCTCTGTGGGCGCCCGAGCCAGGGCGTTTGTGCAGGATTGGACCCCGATACGGGTGACGGTTTCTGAAGGCAACTGGCATGGCGCCCCTCTGTCTCGCGACATGAGCGGCGCCTACCAGGTCGCACAGCATAACCTCCGTGATCGGTTTGTTGCGGCGAATAAAGAGCGTTTGCTCAACCCAGCTTGTGGGTCTCGTCCGTACAATATCCCGTTGGAGTTTGGTGGCGTTGGTCTGCCAGTCCTCTCCGGCGAGAAGGTCCCGATGTTGGACATGTGCTCTCTGATTTCAGAGAGTCTCCTGGGGCGCTCTGCGCCTTCGATCGGACTTTCAGTCGATCCCTCACGCGCCCGGCAAGTGGCCAGTCGCGTTCTTGAGCAGGAGTTCGGAGTGATCCGGACACATGGCC